CTTAAGTCAAGACCGCTTGGTATCACTACTCTTACTGCTGCGTATGCTCTGTGGCTAATGACCTTTAAAAAAGACCAATCTATTTTAGCATTGGCTCCTACACAAGAAAAAGCTAGAAATATAGTAGATAAAGTAAGATTTGCTTATGATAATTTACCTAGTTGGATCAAAGTTCCTTCCGTAGAAGATAACAAATTAACCCTTATATTAAATAATGGCTCAAAGATTAAGGCCGCATCAGGAGCTTCTGAGAGTGCTAGGGGATATACTGCTAACGTACTGGTATTAGATGAGGCTGCGTTTATTGAAAATGCTGAAGACTTATGGGGATCTGCACAACAGACTCTTGCTACCGGTGGTAGAGCTATTGTACTATCCACTCCTAATGGAGTAGGTCAATGGTTCCATCAACAATGGGTAGGAGCAGAAGCTGAAGACAATAACTTCCTTCCTGTAAGATTGCCTTGGAGCGTACACCCAGGAAGAAATCAAAAATGGAGAGAAGACCAGGATAAAGAGCTAGGAAAAAGAATGGCCGCACAGGAGTGTGACTGCAATTTTATTTCTTCCGGAGATACCTATTTTGAAGCAGAAGACCTTGAGTACTACACAGAAAGAACCAGAGAACCTATAGAACAAAGAGGTCCTCATAAAGACTATTGGATATGGGAATATCCAGATCCTAGTAGAAACTATATGGCTATTGTGGATACCGCCAAAGGAGATGGGTCAGACTCATCAGTAATACAAGTTATAGACGTGTTTACAGGATCACAAGTAGCTGAGTATAGGGGAGATATGGATACCAAGAGCTTATCTAAATTTGCTGTAGCCATAGCAACAGAATACAACAGTGCTTTGCTTATTGTAGAGAACACCGGATTAGGACATGCTACTATATCAGATGTACTAGAGTTAAACTACAATAATATATACTACTCTCCAAAAGGAGACACTTTGAACGTATCACAATATATCACTCAGATGTATGATTATGATACTAGTAAAATGACTCCAGGATTTACTACATCAACTAAAACTAGGCCTGAAGTATTGCTGGCGTTTAAGCAGTACATAAGGGATCACAGTATTTCTGTAAATTCTAGAAGATTAGTGTCAGAAATGTCTACCTTTGTATGGAAGAATAGTAAGCCTCAAGCTCAAACTGGATACCATGACGACTGCGTAATGGCATACGCAATAGGAATGTTTCTAAGGGATAGCGCTATCCACTATAAAAATAGAGGTATAGACATGCAAAGGGCATTACTAAAGAACATATCTAAAGGATCTAGCTTTACTCAAAATAGTTTACCAAACCAATCACAGTTTGCTAATCCTTACAATATGAACGTAAACGGACAACAGGAAGATATTACCTGGCTAATACGTTAATATTTGATATTTATATATAATAAAATGATAAATTCTAAATAATATGCCTGTTGATAAGTCACTTTTTCCTCGTTTAAAGCGCTTATTTTCTACTGACGTTGTCGTAAGAAATGTTGGAGGTAAGCAACTGCGTGTAATGGACGTGGAAAGAATCCAGTCGTTTGGGCAGCTACAGACTAATTCACTGGTAGATAGATTTACAAGGCTCCATAAAGCCGGCCAAAGGATGCAGTTTAACCCAACACTAAACTACCAAACCTTAAGGCTGCAATTATATGCTGACTACGAGGCTATGGACACAGATGGATTGGTTGCGTCTGTATTAGATATTATATGTGAGGAAGCTACCCTGAAGGGAGACACTAACGAAGTTCTAAAGATCCGTAGTTCTAATGAGAACATACAGAAAATACTATATAATCTATTCTATCAGGTATTGAACATAGAGTTTAACCTACCTATGTGGATTAGGTCTATGTGTAAATATGGTGACTTCTTTTTGAAACTAGATATTGCCGAGAAGTTTGGAGTTTATGGAGTACGTCCATTATCAGTATATGATATGATTCGTGAGGAAGGGCAGGATCCTAATAATCCTTCTTACATTAAATTTATATACGATCCAGTGGCTGTAGCTGGTGGTACCACTGCTACTAAAAATAAAGAGTCTTTTGAGAACTTTGAGATAGCCCACTTTAGGTTATTAACTGATACAAACTATCTTCCTTTTGGTAGGTCTTATATAGAGCCTGCAAGGAAGTATTTTAAGCAGTATACCCTTATGATGGATGCTATGCTTTTGCATAGAATTATGAGAGCCCCTGAGAAGCGTGTATTCTACATTAACGTAGGTAATATACCTCCTAACGAGGTAAATGCGTTCGTGCAGCAGACTATTAATGGAATGAAAAAAACTCCATTTGTAGACAATCAGACAGGAGATTACAACCTGAAGTTCAACGTACAGAACATGATGGAGGATTTCTACATCCCTGTAAGACCTGGAGATAATACCACAAAGATAGATACTACAAAAGGTCTGGAATATGCCGGTATAGAAGACGTTGAATTCCTTAGAGACCTAATGCTAGGTTCTATGAAGGTGCCTAAATCCTTCTTGAACTACTCAGACGAACTCAATGGCAAATCAACTATCAGCGCACTAGATGTAAGGTTTAGCCGCACAGTTGAACGTATACAGAGGATTATTATCAGTGAATTAGAAAAGATAGCAATCATACATCTGTATGTTCAAGGGTTTGAAGACGCAGATCTTTTGAACTTTGCCTTAGAACTAAACAATCCTTCTATAATCTACGAACAAGAGAAGATAGCATTGTTGAAAGAGAAGGTAGATCTTGCCGGTAATATCATGGATAAAAAGCTATTCTCATCCGATTGGATCGGAGATAAGATATTCCAGATGTCAGAAGATCAGATTAATGAACAGAGGGATCTTATTGCCGAAGACGTTAAGAGAACATTTAGATATAACCAGATTGAAAATGAAGGAAATGACCCATCAATATCTGGAGAATCTTATGGTACCCCTCACGATCTAGCATCTGTGTATTCAGACTCAGGTAAGGAAGATCCTAATAAAGATGTACCAGATCCATACGATGAGTTTGAAAAGAACCCTGTCGGAAGACCAAAAGAAAAAGCGTCTATTTACAAGACAGATAAGTCGGCTTTTGGTAGGGATCCTATGGGTTCTAAAGGAATGAAACCGAGCACTCCATTGGACAAAACCAGGGTAGACAAGGTTAAACCTTTTGCCATGGAGGCATCCTTAAGAGGCTTAGAAGACAAGAGAAAAAAGAAAATTGTCTTATACGAACAAAAAGATCAGGAATCCGGTCTTTTAGATGAAAGTAACCTCATTAATCACGATATTTAGTCATATTTATAGAAGATCAATATACAATGAAGCTTAAACATAATAAACTTCGGAATACCGGCCTTTTATTTGAATTGCTTGTTAGGCAAATCACTAGTGATACGCTTAATAACAGGGAATCCAAAGCTGTAGATATTCTGAAAAACAACTTTAACAATAACGCTATTGCTAAGGAGTATAAGATATACAAGGCTCTTTTAACCAATAAGAACCTATCCGAAGCAAAGGCTAATATTGTCATTGAATCTGCTATACAAGCGCATAAGAAGCTTAATAAAAGCCTCCTAAGTAGCCAGAAGTATAAGCTGATATCTCAGATTAAAGAAAACTACGACATAGAAGAATTCTTTAAGTCTAAGATTGACAACTATAAGACACTGGCATCTGTATACATGTTGTTTGAGATGTACCAATCTGACAGCATTGACCCTCAAAATGAGGTTAAATTTAAGTTTTCCATCATGGAAGATATTTGTGCTGGTATAAAAGAGGCCAAAAAAGACCCTGTACTGGAAGAGTACGAATCTTTTGACAAAGGTACTAAGGCACTGGTGTATAAGTTAATGGTGCAGAAGTTTAATGAGAAGTACAGCGAGTTCAACACAAGCCAGAAAAGACTTTTAAAAGAGTATATAAACAGTATAACAACTCCTGAGACCTTTAAGGAGTATGTAAATGAAGAGCTAGATAAGCTGAAAACTAAGCTGACTACTTTATCTAAAAAAGTAAATGACGAGGTAAGAAAGATAAAAATACAGGAAGTCATAAACATAATTAAGCCAGTATCTCAGCATAAACAAGTTTGTGATTTAGACTTGGAAAATCTTCTTCATTACTATGAACTAGAAAAAGAATTAGAAAATGTCTAAGAAGAGTGTAAAAGAGATGTCCTCTACAGGAGGAGGAGCTCCTGCAGCTGATCAAGGGCACGCTAATCCTGGAGGAGGTGAAGGAATGGCTACCAAGTATGGATTTGGTGGTGCAGGCGGAACAAAGGCTAAAAGAAAAAAAGGGATAATAAAGAAAAAGTTTGCCGAGTCTAAAGACATTGACTTGGCTTTAGAGTATAAAAGACTATTTAAAAAGGAACTATAATGACAACACAGCAATTATACCACAAGGTATTGAATGAGCAAATGACCGAATCAGAATTTCTATGGCACGTTAGGAGAAATCCTGCGTACAACGAGATGCTGACTAACACTATGTCATATAAAGATACTGTATCTAAATTGAAAGGAAGAGGGCATATATCCGATCCAAACCCTAAGTCAGAAGTAAAAACTGGATACAACTTCTTTAGCGCATTTAAAGCACTGCAGGAATCTCTTACCGAAGGTAAGAAGCAGAAACTTAAAGGTGGAAAAGGAGATAAGCTTACCGCTGATCAAGTTAATTATTACGAGTTTACCAAAGGGTGGAAGCATGAGCTTGAACATAC